AGGGATGATCGTGATCTCATTCCACATATCAAGCAGATTTTCGAAGATTCGAAATTAGGAAACTTCAAATCTGGCTGTAAAATAGGAAAAAATCTGAGAGATATGAGGAATTTTTCATGGCAATAAATAACGGAGACCTAGTAATTACTTTGCCAAAAATTAAAGAAATTCAAAGTATTGTTAATTTAGAGGTGGGTCAAATGGGTTTTGTTGTCGAAATTGAGCATGGTACACAAAGTACTGTGTATGGTGTAATAATTGATGGTAAAAAATATTATTTATTTGATGATGAAATAAAAAAAGTGGAGGAAACATGTTAATCATCGGACTCGGAAATGCAGGATGCAATATATCTGAATTATTTAAAAAACATAAACAGTATCAAGTTGAACTGTTAGACGAAGATAAAGGAATCAAAAAATGTGGTTCTGTTGAGGAATATGATGAGATCAATTATAAGCCTCGCAAGAAAGCCGTCAAATCTGCCACTGAGGGCATTCTATTTGTGTGCGGCAGTGGTAAGATATCTGGAGCCACTCTACGCGTCCTAGAGGGCCTCAAGCACGTTAAAATGACTGTTGTTTATATTGTGCCTGATTTAGAACAATGTTCAAATTTGGAACACAGAAGGCACAAGGTTCACTTTGGAATCCTTCAACAATATGCTAGATGCGGCTCTATAGATGAACTATTAGTTCTGGATAACAAAAAGATCGCAGACTTTGTTGGATATGGAACTGTTTTGAAATATTATGATAATGTAAATCATTATATATATTCCGTGATACATACTTTAAATTATTGTAACAATGTAAAACCAGATTTCGACACAAGACATAAAATAAAAGATATAAGTAAAATATCGACACTAGGATGGGGTATTTTTGGAGAAAAAGAAGAAAAAATGTTTTTTTCCCTTGACAACATAACTGAGACGAGTTATATTATTAACATAAATGAGGATGAACTAAATAATGACATTACTGTAATGCCTACTGTTCAAGCGATGGTTAAAGATAACAAATCGTTGAATAGAGAAACTTCTTTCGGCATTTGGTCTACTGAAGAAGAAAAAAGTTACTTTTACATAAAACATTATACTCATATTATACAAGGGGAGGAATGAAAAATGAAATTAATATTTGCAACTGTGCTGTTTGTTTTTTTATTCACTTGGTTGTGGATGACAGTTACAAAAAAAGTTTAAAAAAATATTTGACAAGATAACCTCAACGGGTTATATTATTATATAATACAAAGCAAGGAGATAAAAAATGCTTAGTTTAATATTGCTCACCATTATTGGTTGCGGCGAAAAAGAAGAAGATTCTGCTTCAAAAGCAGTAGTCGAAGACCCTTCCGAGGGTTAAAAAAAGTTTGTAAAAAAACTTGACAATGTAATCCTAACAGGTTATATTATATATGTTCAACAAAAAGGAGTTATTATGAGCATCACACAAAATTTCCCAGTACACACTGGAACATTCACTACACAAAAAGGCGAAAAGCGTACAATGAACTTCATCAAGACTTCAGACTTACCGTCCTCTATAACAAGTCTGCATTCGCGAGTTCGAAAACTTCAACCGGGGTTTGAGACCGTATATGATGTAGATAAGGGACAATATCGTACCTTTAATTATAATACGTTAGTGGGCAATATTTCCATGAATCGTCAAAGTGTAACAATCCAAAGTTAGTTTTTTGGGGTTTTGGGCGTTTTTCCTTAAAAACGTTCATTTTTTTCTTGACACGGTTTAAAATACGTGTTATATTATAAGTACGAGTTGTGTTATACAACTTAAAATAAACCGGGGGTAAGGTTGAAACCCTGCTCACCTTAAAATTAGTAACAACAGGAGATACTACTATGGCTATAAATATTGAAGCGATGCGAGCCAAACTTAACGCATCTAAAACAGGCAGAAAAGGTCAAACTAATAATACGAAATGGCGACCAACTCAAGGAGACCAAACCATTCGTATTCTTCCTACAGCAGATGGAGATCCGTTTAAGGAATTCCACTTCCATTATAATGTAGGCAAAAACCCCGGCATTCTTTGTCCAAAGAAAAATCATGGTGAAGCATGCCCAATTTGTGATTTCGCATCAGAATTATGGAGACAAGGAGTAGAAAATGATGATAACACTCTAAAGTCTGAAGCGAAAAAACTATTTGTAAGAAAAAGATATTATTCCCCTATCATTGTCCGTGGCAATGAAGCGGAAGGTGTAAAGATTTGGTCTTATGGAAAGCAGGCTTATGAAACCTTACTAGGTTATGTTCTTGATGCTGATTATGGTGACATTACAGATCCAGAGACAGGAACCGACCTTGTATTGAATTATGATGTCCCCGGTACCCCCGGCTCTTTTCCTAAGACCACATTGAAACCTCGTCGACGCCCGAGTGTTCTTTGTGATGATGCAGTCGCTGACTGCGCTGAACTATTAGAATCAGTCCCAGAAATCGGTGGTCTTTTTGAAAGAAAAACCACAGAAGAAATTAAGTCTATACTTGATGATTTCTTATCTACCGACACGTCCTCCGAAAGTAGATCTCGTGAAACATCAAAGTACAACAATGGAACCTCGGGTGTCGACAAGGCCTTCGATAAATTTATGAATGAAGAATAATCCATAGTCCTCCTTGTTGTAGGGGTCGCGCCGTCCAGCCCTTGGTTAAAAAATTGGACGGCATTCTTTTTAATGGAGGTGTGATATGTCAGCACAAGATGATTCACGAGAAAATAAACAAAAGAAAATCTTCGGCTTTGGAGATCACAGTCGTGGCCAAAAATATGATTTTATTATTAATGGCATCAAAGGAGAACTTAAAACAAAAAAAACAGGAAAACCCTGTTCAACAAAAAGAAGGTTTACCCTAGAGACAGTTTCAGAATGGCTAACGACAGATTTTATAGTATCAGAATATGATGAAAATGACTCTAAAGAACTTACAGGTGTACATTATTATTTACCAGCAGGATCCCTACAGTCTTGGCTAGAACAACAAAAGACTAAACTGTTTAAAGGTACAGATAGTAGGCTAGGTTATTCAAATGTTGATTATATTGAAAAAATGATACCGAATGAATCTTCGGAAGAAGATATTCAACAATTGCAAAAAATTCTTAAATTATGTAAAAAAAGTGTTTGTTTGAATTGTCCGACAATCCCACACAGTTACATAAAGAAGAATGGAATTTTACTAAAAGAAGAAAACTTTGAAAAACAAAAAAACTATTTAAAGGAGAATAAAAAAATTGGGTAAAGTAATAAAAATGAGTAAAATAAAACCGGGTAAAATTGATATTGCTGCAATGAAAAAATTTGTTAACAAAAAAGTTGGAATTGACATTGCGCATGATCTCCGTCAGGATAACCCTACGGAAGTAAAGACTTGGATCCCCACGGGTTCAAGGTGGCTTGACTCTATTACAGTTAGAGGAAAGTATGGTGGTATTCCCGTTGGGAAAATCACTGAGATTGCTGGGCTGTCTTCAGCCGGTAAATCATTTATGGCTGTCCAGATAGCCGCCAATGCTCAGAAGATGGGCCACACTGTGGTTTACTTCGATGCTGAAAGTGCTATCGATCCAATGTTCTTAACAAATGCTGGTGTAAACACGGATGAACTTCTGTATGTTCAAGCAGTATCAGTTGAGAAAACATTGGAAACCATTGAAGATCTTATGGGAGAATATCCAGAGACTCAATTCTTGTTTATTTGGGATAGCATCGCTGCTACCTCTTCTGAAAAAGAAATTGAATCTGACTTTAACCCTCAGTCGACAATGGCGGTTAAGCCTCGCATTTTTGCAAAGGCTTTTCCAAAACTTACAATCCCACTGGCTAATCAGCAGTGTACACTGATTTTGATTAACCAGTTGAAAACCAACATCACTAGCAATATTGCAGAGCAAATGACCACCCCGTTTATTGCTCCCGGTGGTAAAGCCATTGGATATTTTTGTTCTATGCGTGTTTGGCTAACAAAACGCAAAGCAAAAGCAGCATACGTGACTGATGATACGGGATTGAGAGTTGGTTCCGAGGTAAAAGTCAAGATTGAGAAATCTAGATTTGGGACCGAAGGCCGAACCTGTGGTTTTAAAATCCTGTGGGGAGACCGTGTAGGTATCCAAGATGAAGAATCTTGGCTCGAAGCACTTCGTTTATCCGGATCTTCCAGATTTCGGGTAGGTGGAGGCTGGTACTACCTTACCGACTCTAAAGGTAAGGAGCACAAATTCCGATCATCTAGTTGGACTGAGAAACTTAAAGACCAAAAGTTTAAAACAATTGTGTTTGAAATTATGGATGAAGAGATAATCAAAAAGTTTGACACCGAAGGGAAAAACTTCGGAGTTGAATCGGAAGAAGATTAGAAGACGTTGTTAAGGCCACAAAGAAAAATAAATGACGATGGACTGATTGTAGTCCCGTTGCCCCCATGCTCTTTTTTGAGTGTGGGGGTTTTTTCTTTATTTACTTGACAAACAATCCAGATCAGGTTATATTATAATTATAATACGGAGGACATTATGAAAAAAATATTAATTGAGCACAAAGGTACTCAAATTGTTGGCTATTTAATAGAAGATAGCCCCACCAAGTTCCGGGCGCTAAATGAAAGTAAGTTAGTAGAGTGGCACTACCCTAAGTCAACTCATTCTTACAAGATTGTGGAGGAAAAATGAGCAAGGTCATGTTTATAGATGGACTCAACATGTTCATTCGAAGTTATATAGTTAACCCCACATTGGACAAAGAAGGGAGGCCCATTGGCGGCTGCATAGGATTTCTTAAATCACTACAAAAGGTCATACGTAAATTCAATCCGGATGAAGTTATTGTAGCATGGGATGGAAATGAAGGATCACAGCGTAAAAGAGCGCTAAATAAAGAATACAAAGAGGGTAGAGGGCCAATAAGATTCAATAGAAGACTAATTGATCTACCACCAGAGCAACAAAAAGCAAACAAAGCCCATCAACTTTATAGGCTTGTGGAGTACTTAAATGAGTTACCAATTATTCAAATCATTATTGACTACGTTGAAGCCGATGATGTTATCGCTTATGGAGCACGGCACCCTTATTACGGAGGGTGGGATAAAATCATTGTTTCATCCGATAAAGA